TTACTCTGTAATAACTACATTGCCAGCAACCGGACCTTTAGTACCATTCTCAATGGAGTATGAGACTTTTTGCCCTTCAAACAAGGTGCGGAAATTATCGCTCTGGATAGCAGAAAAATGTACAAATAAATCTTTACTACCGTCAACAGGAGAAATAAAACCGAATCCCTTATCGGCATTAAACCATTTTACTAAACCATTCATCTTTTTTGACATTTTGTATTCCTTAATTTGGCCTTCCGGCGAACATGGTTTTATTACAGAAACTACTTAGTGCTTAGTGGGGAGACTCAAAGAAGGGATAAATATAAAACACCTGAAATGAGAACTGCTTTAGTAAACTACTTTGTATTTTGTCTGTTCTTCAAACCGACGCGACCATTAACGCACGGGCGTATATAATAATCAATGTTTATTTTAGCTATCCAGATCTCACGATTGCTGAAAAATATTTCTGGCATTATCCAGGGGTATGTGTATAGTGCAACACGTTATTAGCTTTAAGGAATTTTTTTGTCTCGTAAAATGACAGGAATTGTCAAAGCCTTTGACTGCAAGAGCGGTAAAGGCCTTATCTCCCCCTCCGATGGTCGCAAAGATGTACAGCTTCACATTTCAGCCTTAAGTCTCCGTGACTCAGAAGTACTCATCCCCGGATTACGCGTTGAGTTTGTCGAATAAATGGTCTTCGAGGCCCCTCGGCTGCGAACGTTTATCTCTCATGACCTGTAGCCGCCCCTCCTGACTTGGAATCATAAAAGAGAATTTCAAAACAGGGAGAGTTTCATATGTATCAGAAAATCTATCTCAACGACTGGCTGACAGGCCTTAAGAGCTCATGCTGCACGCTGATAGTGACTCTGCTTGTTTTCATCTAACCTGTTAGTTCACCGCATACTGATGGTGCAAATAGACCGGTAAGAGTTGCAATAGCGTTGGCGTATCTGTGTTGCGCCCGTCAGGGTGATATGCTTGCGTTACACCCCAAATGCCTGTGATGCACAAAGGATGAAAGCCAGGGGATTTCTGATCTTGAAGGTTCGCTGAGCGAGAAGCGGGAAATTTCAGGCACAAAAAAACCACCCGTAGGTGGTTTCACGACACTGCTTATTGCTTTGATTATTCTATTCTTTCCCATGGTACCCGGAGTGGGACTTGAACCCACACAGCGCGAACGCCGAGGGATTTTAAAAACTATTAGAGAGTCTTATAAAACATAAGCTTATGATAAATAAGACTCTCTTTGCTGGTAATCGCTGATAATCACAGGTAATGGTTTGATTTTTGCTGCCACTATTTAGAGGGCCAAATTAAGCTGATTCCTCCCATAGTGCGAAGCAGGGAAAGCATCGGATGGGATGAAATCAGCCGGTAACTTTTCGCGGGGCGCGCGTTTGGTTACAAGCTTCTCAACGCTGTTGAGCGTAGTAAACGTAATACTGCATTCGAAATTCTGGCACTGGTGATAATGCCGGACTGTCATTTCACTAAGAGGGCGACTGGTGCGCGTACGGGCGACGGCACCACAAACAGGACACTTAAACATAATGGCCTCCCATGGCGGGAGTTGAACTCGCTCATATTATGGCCGCTATGATTCGGTTTCTGCAATCCATTCAGGTATTTTTGCTTCCAACTCCAGCCGCGTTTTAAACCCACTATCGTCAATAGTGTGGCTTGCCTTCGCAATTATCCAGTCCTGGCCGTCAATGACGTCTTTGAACTCCGTTACCGTTCCGTGCATCTCCGGATACAGATCCGCGCGCCCGTAAGCCAGGGTTAAAGAGAACTCAGCAGCTCCGCGCTGGAGTTGTTGCCATTTTGCAGCTGCTGCACGTTGTGCGGCCATCTCACTGCTGTACGTCGTACGGAGTACAAAAACGTTACCATCTTCACCGGCAATATAGTCCCCTTCCCGGCTGCTGCTACGCGGCTTTTTGTCTGCGGTTTTCTTCCGCTTTTTAACAGTAACCTTTTTCTTTTTCCCGAAATCCAGATCAAGCCAGTACGCCTGCACGCCAGTGTATGCGTCGCGATCTGCAATCCGGAAAGAATGGCGATCTCCGCTGTTGCGCGTGATGGAAAATTCCGGCAACGCTCTGCCGTTTGCGTTGACACCGCCACCAGGCAGGATGAAGAGCAGGTAACCATTTTTCACAGTTGCAATAGCGCCCAGCATTTCCGCCATGCGCGTCAGAAACGACATATCGCTTTCCTGCGTCTGATCTGCATGATCGATCTCGGCGGACATCAGTTGCTCTGAGATGAGAGGTTTTAACTTGTATCTGTGAGCTATAGCAGAGACGATGCGCTCTACTGTAACGTCATGCCACGACACCTCCCGCTTAACGTTAAATTCATCGCGAAAATCTGCACTTCTGGCCGTGATCTCGATACGGTCCGGCGGCCCTGAGTGCGCAATTTCATCCACGATGAAAATCCCTTTGTGTACCAGTTTTTCTCCCTGCCAGCCTATCGCTACCGATAACTCAGCGCCACGTGGCGGTAACTCAATATCTCCCTGGCTGTCATCAACAGTGATAGTCAGTTCATCAGCATTAAAGCCCCTGTTATCTGTTAATTCTAACGAGATCAGTTTCTCATCCAGCATGATCAGCCCCTTGCCGCCAAGCGTTACGTTAAACGCTGGCACACGTGACAAGTCGCCAGGATAATTTTTGAATTTCTCAGCACCCGCATTCAGCAGGCTTTTTGCGCTCTCTATTGCGTCAGTTGTCAGTGCCATCGCTTTCTCCTCCCGCAAATATTTCCATGCGCGCGCGATAGGACAAACAGCCTTTTGTTGTCGCCTTCCTGCGACATCCATCTCAACGTGTCTACCGCCCGGAATTCAGCGAATATCACCATGAACTCACTAAACATGATGGCGGTAGAGTATGACCGACAACTTTTTCCACGGGGCGCGCACCAAAGAAAACACCGACCTCCAGACCGCGATCAATGACATTGATTCAACGGTCATTGGTCTGGTTGCGGTGGCCGATGATGCCGATCCCCTCACCTTTCCACTTGATACGCCAGTCCTGATCACTCGCGTGATTAGCGTGCTGGGTAAGGCGGGCAAAACAGGCTCACTGTATAAATCTCTCAAGGCTATTTCCGACCAGGTCAGCACGCGTGTAATTGTTGTTCGTGTCGCTGAAGCAAAGGAAGGAGAAAATGCCAAAACGCAATCCCAGCTCATTATCGGTGGCACACAGGCTGACGGAAGCTATACCGGGATGTTTGCCCTGCTGACCGCAGAGCAGAAAACCGGTTATCGCCCTCGCATCCTCGGCATTCCGATGTACGACACGCAGGAAGTAACCGCACAGCTGCGCGTAATTGCGAAACAGCTGCGTGCATTCTCTTACAGCTACTGTGATGGCTGCGAGACTATTGCCGAAGCAAAAACCTACCGCGAGCAGTTCGCCGAGCGTGAAGGGATGATGATTTGGCCCAACTTCATCGCCTTCAACCCGCAGACTGGCGTTAATGAAGAATTCCCGGCTGTTGCCTATGCGCTTGGCCTGCGGGCACTGATTGATAATGAGCAGGGCTGGCACAAGTCACTTTCTAACGTTGCGGTGAAAAACGTCCTGGGTATCTCCAAAGACGTGTTCTGGGCGTTACAGGCGGAGGACTCCGACGCTAACGAGCTGAACGCTAACGAGATTACCACGCTGATCAAACGCGATGGTTTCCGGTTCTGGGGTAACCGTACCACCGACACCGAAGAATATATTTTCGAGGTGTTTACCCGGACGGCTCAAATTCTTGCGGACAGCATTGCGGAAGCACAATTCACCACCGTGGATAAACCGCTTACCCCGGCTAACGTCAAAGACGTTGTAAGCGGGATCAATGCCAAGCTTCAGGCGCTGGTCACTGCTGGCAAACTGATTGGTGCGGCATGTTGGTTTGATATTGTCGATAACCCGACCACCGGTATTCGCCAGGGTAAAGCGGTTGTTCGCTACAACTACAGCCCCGTGCCACCGCTGGAAAACTTGACGCTGATCCAGACGTTTACCGATCAGTATTACGAACCAGCCTTTGCATCGCTGGGAGGTGCATAAATGGCTATTCCGAAGAAACTCCGCCTGTTCACGATGTTTGTCGATGGCGACAACTACATCGGGAAGATCCCCAGCGTCACGCTCCCGAAAATTACCCGTAAAACGGAAGATTACCAGGGTGGCGGGATGCTTGGCTCCGCTGCTGTTGACCTCGGCCTTGATTCAGGCGCACTGGATGCATCAATGGTTGTTGGCGGCATGGTCGAGGAGCTGATCCTGAAATGGGGTGGGGATATTGACGAACTACGCACGCGCTTTGTCGGTGAGATCTACAGCGGCGGTACAAGCTCCCTGCTTGAAGTCGAGATGCGCGGACGTATCACCGAAGTCGACCAGGGCGAAGCCAAGCAGGGTGATGACACCAGCCATACTTATGCGCTCAAAAATACGTATTACAAGCTGTCCGTGGATGACAAGCCTTTGCTGGAAATCGACCTGCTGAACTTCATCTACAAGCGCAACGGCAAGAGTCTCTACGCGGATCGCATTGCATCCGCGCTGGGCCTCGGACAGTAACCTTTTTTAACCACTACCAATGGCGGCCAGTCTGGCCGCCCGGAGAAATAATAATGTCAGTAACTCTCAGCCAACCCATTAAACGCGGTGATCAGGAAATCAAATCCGTCGCAATCACCGACACGATCAAACAGGCTGGCTCACTGCGTGGGCTGCGTCTGGTTGATGTTCTCAACTTCGACTATGACGCGGTATCAACCCTGCTGACTCGCGTCACCACCCCTCAACTGACATCCGCTGACATTTCCTCAATGGCGACCGGCGACTTTACGGCACTGTGTGAAGAAATCACACCTTTTTTGACGAAAGCGGCGCCGTCCGCACCGGGCGAGGCGGCGGCGGCGAGCAAGTAAGAGAGGCAGTATTCAGCGATGTGGACGATCTGATCGCTGACATCGCTGTGATATTTCACTGGCCGCCCTCCGAAATGCACAGCATGGAGTTGCGCGAGCTGATGGCCTGGCGCGAACGGGCGGCTGTCAGAAGCGGTAACCATGATAAGGAGGATGACGACGATGGATCTTAGTATTCGCGTTGCGTTCAGTGCAATTGACAAACTCACCCGCCCGGTCAGTGCCGCCAGTAAAGCTATTGGCGGCCTTTCTGACTCCCTCAAAAAAACACAGTCTTCCATCAAAGACCTGGAAAAAAGCGCAACATCATTTGATAAGTTGCGCTCGCAAGCCAATGACACTGCGCAGAAGCTGAAAAGCACCCAGAGGGCCTTTGACGGTCTAAACCAGAAACAACGTGAAGGCGGCCAGCTTACTGAAGCCCAGACGGCACGGCTTGAGTCACTTCGCACCAAACTTTCCCGACTGACAGAAACCTACGGCAGGCAGACAACACAGCTACGAACAGCAGCACAGGCAGTACGACAGCACGGCGTTAACCTCACCTCCGGCAGCGGTGCCATCCAAAGCGCAATCAGGCGAACCGAGCAATATAACCAGGCCCTTGAGCGCGAGCGACGCCAGCTGGCTGCAACTCAAAAAGCCCAGGCCAGGTACGAGCGAGCAAAAGAAACGGCGGGTAAGCTTCGCGGCGCGGGCATGGGGATGATGCTTGGTACTGCGGCAGCAGGTTACTCTGGCGGCCGTTTTTTGGCGCCAGCCCTCAGTTTCGATAAGGAAATGTCCCGCGTTCAAGCACTGACTCGTATTGATAAAAAATCATCCGAGTTTACTGCCCTGAGAGAACAGGCTAAAAAACTCGGTGCCGAAACAGCATTTACCACCACTGATGCGGCGCGAGGACAGTCTTTTCTCGCGATGGCTGGGTTTACTCCAGACTCCATCCGCGCTGCTCTACCCGGGGTTCTCGATATGGCTTTGGCCGGTGATCTTGACCTAGGCGAGACAGCGGATATTGGTACCAATATCCTTTCACAGTTTGCCCTTGACGCATCGCAAATGGATCGCGTCAGTGATGTTTTAACCGGTGCATTTACACGTACTAACACTAACCTGCGTGAACTTGGCGAGACCATGAAATATACCGGACCAGTGGCGCAGGCTCTGGGACTCACTCTGGAAGAAACAGCAACCCTCACGGGAGCACTGGCGCGGATGGGGATAAAAGGTGGTGACGCTGGTACTGCACTACGCCGTAGCCTTTCCCGCTTGGCATCTCCCCCAAAAGCTGCACAGAAAGCGTTGCAAGAACTTGGAGTGGAAGTAACTGACTCAACGGGCGAAATGAGAAAACCTTTTGAGTTATTGCTTGATATGCAGCAAAAGCTGTCAAAGTTCAAAGCACCACAGCAAATAGGATTTTTGAAAGCCATCGCAGGGGAAGAGGGTTTTGTCGGTCTTCAGGCGATCATCAATGGCGCAGGTGATGGCTATCTTCGGGATCTTTATGATGGGATCTCAAAAGCTCACGGGAATGGTGAAGCCCAAAGCACAGCAAAAAAAATGATGGACAACCTGACTGGCGATCTTATGGAGCTAGACAGCGCATGGGAAGGCTTCCGCATTGCAGTCAATGATACTGTAGACGGAACATTCAGGAGGCTTACTCAGGGTCTTACTTCTGTCATCACAGGAGTAATGCAATGGGTTGACAGAAATCCTGAGTTAACTAAATCACTTGTTCTTGTTGGTGGTAGCGCCTTAGTACTGACTGCGGCGCTCGGTAGTATTTCATTGGTGATCGGGTTGTTGATTGGGCCTCTAGCTAAACTCCAGTTAGGGTTTACCCTTCTGACAGGTGGTCGAGGACTTCTCGGCACGATAGCAGCTTTTCGCACTCTCGGCACTGTCGCGGGACCAGCCATGGCTAATGTCAGAGGATGGTCAGTCGTACTGTCAGGAATCACACCTAACCTGGGAAGAATTGCAGCTATTCTCCCTGCGGTTCGCGCTGGTCTGCTTACTGCATTCCTGTCTCCTGGCGTACTTTTGGGTCCGCTGACAAAAAATATTGGTATGTTGTTGCTGCGTCTTACTGGCTTGCCAGCAATCTGGGGCATGATCACCGGTGCGGTATCTGTTCTTGGTGGGGCTTTATCTTTTTTGCTGAGCCCTATCGGCCTGATTGGCGCCGCATTTGTCGCTGCGGGATTGCTAATCTGGCGATACTGGGAACCAATTAAAGCGTTTTTCGCTGGTCTGTTCACCGGGATTATGCAGGCTATTTCCCCTCTCAGGGATACCTTTGCAACCTTCTCCCCTGTCTTTGAATCAATAAGCAATGGAGTTAAATCCGTCTGGGAGTGGTTCACAAACCTTTTATCGCCGGTACAGGCCAGTAAGGAGGCGCTTGATAAATGCACTAGCGCCGGGCAGATCTTCGGTAGCGTTCTCGGTGGGGCAATTAATCTCGTCCTGACTCCAGCCAGGATGCTGCTTGATGCTCTGGGTTGGATACTTGAAAAACTTGGCGTTTTACCCGATGAGGCTGAGAGAGCGCGAAAGAAAATTGAGGACGCGCAACGATCTGCCCTCCTTCAGGATAAGGTTGCTTTCCTTGCCGGTGATATGGCTAAAGTTGCTCCCAAAAAAGCAGAGTCCCCTGTTACTACTGGTGCCCCCGCAGCAGCCTCGCCTCTATCTGGCAATACCAGCACACAACGACGCCTGCAAAGTATCGCAGACAATACAAAAGCAACTGCTGACAACACCAAGAAAGTCGGGCCCGGTGACATTATTTTCAAGAACCTGCCTCGAGCTCTGGCTTTGCGTGGCGCATATCAGGAAGCGCGTGTCATACCGCAATCAGTACCTCGAGTGGCAACGCCCGCAGCTGGCGGCATTATTTCCGCGACAGCCGCCACACAGGCCCCGGTATCAGCTCCCGTTACCGCTCCGACCGGCGGCGCCCCAATTTTTAACATTATCTTTAACGATGTTGGTAAACGCACGGATCAGGAGCTGGAAAGAATGATGCGCAATGTTGTGCGTGATGCGATGGCCAGCACCGGCAGAATTAACCGTGGTTCTTTCCGCGACAGAGAATAGGTGACGATTATGATGATGGTTTTTGGAATGTTCGTTTTTATGCTGCGCACCACCCCTTACCAGCAACTCCAGCACTCGCAGGAGTGGAGGCACGTAAAAAACGAGCGGGTTAACCAGTCAGCCGGTTGGCAGTACATTGGCGCTGGTGATGACAATATAACGCTGTCAGGCGTCCTTTACCCAGAAATCACCGGTGGAAATCTCTCGCTGTCAGCCCTTGAAACCGTCGGCTACGCGGGGCGCCCATGGCCGCTTATTGAGGGTACGGGACGTATTTATGGTATGTACGTTTTAACACGTCTGGAGCGGGGCAAGTCCGAGTTCGACCGATTTGGGAATCCAAAAAAAATCGAATTTACCCTCAGTCTGAGCCGTGTCGATGCGGATTACAGGGAGAAGCTGCAAAGCTCGACCGTCAGCGATGCCCTTGCTGGGTTAAAGACGAGTGCAAATAATGCGATAAACCAAGTGAAAGACTCGCTCAACGGTCTGTTTTAATAATGCCTTAAGCCCCTTCATGTTCCCTTCTTGTTGAAGGGAACTTTTTATAAAGTGTCGATATTCCGACATCAAAAATAATAGCCACCCGCTGTCGTTTCTCCCCTGCGGCGATCAGTCTTCCCGCCTGTTCCCATTGCTGCTCTGTCAGTTTTGGTCGCCTCCCTCCTATCCTTCCTTCTGCACGAGCTGCAACCAAACCGGCGCGGGTGCGCTCAACGATTAACTCTCTCCATTTCTGCCAGCGCCCCCATGACGTGAAAGAAAAAACGCCCCATAGGTGTTGAGGTATCAATGCTGTCTGTCAGGCTGCGGAAGTTAACACCGCGATTGCGTAGCTCTTCGATCATGGTCACCAGGTGGCGCATGCTCCGCCCGAGACGATCAAGCTTCCAGACAACCAGCGTATCCCCCTTCGATAAGGTTCGTAATAAACGCTTAAGCCCCGGCCTTTCCGCTTTTGTGCCGCTTATTTTGTCTTCAAATATTTGTTCACATCCTGCGCTTTCCAGCGCATTTCTTTGCAGCGCGGTGTTCTGGTCATTTGTTGACACCCTTACATAGCCGATCAGCATAAAAATCCCCTTTATTTAGATGCCATAGTCCCTCGCATTGTATCGAGCATCGTCATTTCTGGCTGTACTGCAGGTAAGGTACCACACCGCCAGAAGTAACCATGTCTTCCGGAAAACGTTGGTCTGGGAGAAGGCTCTATGCTCCCGGTTGGGACTCCAATTCCCTGGCCGCTGGCAACACCGCCGACCGGCTTTCTGAAAATGAACGGTGCAACATTTGATAAGGTTGCAAACCCTAAGCTTGCCCTTGCGTACCCGTCCGGAGTCTTGCCCGACTTACGTGCGCAAACTATTCGTGGCTGGGATGATGGAAGG